CAGTTTCGTGCAATTTAGGTACCGTCCATTTCGACGGTGCCGCTGATAACCTAGGGTTATCTCACAACATTGGACGTTTGAGCATCGGTTCAGGGTCAACCCATACCGTTACTATGGGGACTTGCACAGTAACTCTTACTGGAGCAAGTGCTACTGTATTTAATATCAACTCATCCACTGGCCTCACCTTTAATAAGGGAACATTCATTCTAATCATGAGCGGGACTGCTTCCCTTGCGAATTTCAACGGCTCAGGAACGATGCCTGACGTTAGGTTTACTGGCTCAGGGGCTTGCGGGTTTGTCACAACGGCTGGAACGACATTTACAAATCTCACCAGAACCGGGACTGCGGCCAAGACGGATTCTTTCCTAATCATAGGAAACTATACGGTAACAACCGCTTTAAATATTAACGGTAACTCAGTCACAAACAGGATGCTTGTAAACTCAAACACTCTAGGAACCCAGAGGACGTTTACGACTACGGGGTGTACCGTAACAGTAACTAATACTGATTTTAGAGATATTAATATGAGCGTTGCGATTGACCTATCAGCAATCACAGGACTATCTGGAGATTGCGGTGGGAATAACGCTAACATAACTCTCACTTCTCCAACGACTCAGACTTGGAATGGATCAACTGGGAGCGCATCAACTGCGGCTTCGTGGACTTCTAGGACACCTCTTCCGCAAGATACCGTGGCTGTAACAAGCGGAACTGTTACGTTTGATATGCCAAGGTCAGGGAAAGATATTACATTCTCTGGGACTGGAAATGGGACTTTTAATACGGGTACTGAAGTTTATGGGTCTCTTACTCTAAGAAGCGGAATGACCTATACCCAGACAGCTACCATAACTCTATCTAGCAGAGCATCAGCCACATTAACTTGTGCGGGAAATACGTTCACCAATATTACACAGAACTCTTTTGGGGGAAGCTATACACTTCAAGATGCTTTAACTCTTAGCGGAACATACACCCTAACAGGCGGAACGCTTCTCAATACTAGTAATTTCTCAGTCAGTCTTGGGCTGTTTGTTTCGACTGGTTCTTTAACAAGAGCTTTGACTATTGGCTCTGCTACATGGACTATCACAAGCGCAGGGCCGACTACTCCTTGGAGCGTTACGGCAACTTTAAGTTTAACCTCTACAGGGTCTACTATTTTCTTATCAAGCGCAAGCGCATCCTCAAAAACATTCGCAGGAGCTGGACTTGTTTACAATGATTTAAAAATAGCTGGTGGCGGTGCTGGGGCTATTATCATAACTGGGGCAAATACCTTTAATCGAATCTACACTGACGGATTGGGGACTAAATCAATTACGCTTCCAGGCTCTACGACAACGACTATTGTTTCGGGTCTAGGGCTTGCTAATGGAACAAACATCATCACCTTCACAGCCTCCGCTGGCTCTGCGACAGTCTCTAAATCAGGCGGTGGAACCGTAGGATGGGATTATGTAAGTCTAACGAATATCCCAGCTGTTCAGACCTCAACATGGTACGCAGGGACTCATTCAACGGATGGTTTAGGTAATACAAACTGGATATTTACTGACCCTCCATCAAGCGGTCTAATTTCACGCTTAATGCTATTAGGAGTTGGGTGATGGATACGCATGACATATTAACTTTAGTAGGTGTTATTTCGGCAATACTAGTTCACGCCTTTGCGACAGTGTGGTGGGCTTCAAAGGTAAGCACAACGCTAAGCAACATACTTCTTGCTCTAGTTAAGATTGACTCTGAGTTTGAGAAAAGAGATAAGCAGATAAGTAAACTTTGGGAGAAAGTTGATTCCCATTCTGAGACTTTATCGGCGCACTCAGCGATTATCGGCAAGAAATGAGTAAGTTAGATAAGGCTTTATTGTTACTGAGAAAAGCCAAAATTTTTGCTCACCAGCAGTTCAGCGGGACGCTTGGAAGGACTGAGTTATTGGATGAAATAAACGATTTTGAACTAGAACTAATCAAGGAGGAAGTCAATGGAAAAGCTGTTTAGTTTAATTCGCCTAGAGCCTTTAAAGGGGAGTAGGACTCAGTTTACGATTATTTCCGGTCTTGCTTTAAACGCTCTTGTTCAGTTGGGGATTATTCATCTTACCCCTGAGCAGTTAAAGACCGTGAATGATTTTCTAATTTTAATAGGGTCATATTTCTTTGCAGAGAAAGTGAGCAAATAATGAAAAGATTACGAAACTATCTACTAATTTTAGTAGTTTTTAGTACGTTTAGTATTTGTGGATGCGCTTGGATTAAGGATCAGAAAGCGAGCGTCACGGCTTGTTACAACGATCCAGTATGCTTTGATAAAGCCTTAGCCTCAGCCCACGATGCGGGTGAGAAGGCGGGGGATTTAGCTAGCCTATCAGGGTTTCCCTGGGCTGAGAAAGTGGCGAAGCCATTAGCGGGGTACACTGTCTTGCTCTTTACTCTTGCGGTGTTGGGTAATAAGAAGCGTAAGGAAAATCAATCATGAATCCTAAAACTGCGTCATTTTTTAGGAAATTATTTCTTGTCTTGTTAATCATTACCGATGTTTTAATGCTCGGCTCTTGGTGGCTCGGAGGTCATTTTACGTTCTTTTGGGTTTTCGTCGGTATCAACGTCTGCGTTTTAGTTGGGGAAGTTGTTAATTCTCTATGGGTTTATAAGAAGACTCTCTCCACGCAGGTTACAAAGACCGTTGAGCAGGGAGGGAAGAAGGCTTTCTTTTCTTATTCTGCTGTGGTTCTATTGGTTGCGACTATGGTCTTATTAGCATTTCACTTGCTGATTCATTGATCTTTATTCTTATACCATAAAGGGTATAAAGGGAGTCAAGCTGTGCATTTTTTATTGCTAATTTGTGCATTTATACCCGTTCTGGTATACGCATTTTCTTACTCCATTGGTGGCCGTGATACAGCTCCGTTAGTACGCCCTCGGATTTGGCGGCGAATCATCGCACCTCTCGCTCTAACCATCCCCTTAATTATATCTCATAAGCTATATTTCACCCCCGCAATTATATCTCCTTTTGTATATATCGGGGCGATGTACCTAACGAAATATGGAGGCGAAACTCTATGGCAAAAAGTAAGAGGAAGGGTGTGGAGCGGACTAGTCGTCGGTCTAGCAAGCCTTCCGCTTGCGTTGTCTGCTCAATCATGGAGCTTATTAATCGCTCAAGTAGCCCTAGCAGTCTCGTCGCATTTGGCGTTAGGATTGATGAATCCACTCAAGGCGGAGTACGAGGAGTTCTTAATTTCGTTACTTACCGTGGCTCTTGTTCCTTTCATGGTGTTCCATGTCTAAAAAACCGACGAAAGAGGAGATGATAGCGATGGTGGCAAACGAGTATTATGAGTTCTTGATTAAAAAAAGAACCGGGAAGGCTTTAAGAAAGCATTGTTTTGATGCTACCGATAAGTTCATGGTTGCGATGGCTAGTCTAAGAGAACACAAGTGAGAATAAGCATAAGGCAGTACGATACAGATTATATCGTTGAAACCTCACATGATGAAGTCACTCTAACTGAAATTCTTTGTTTATTCGGAGGATTGCTTCGTTCCGCAGGATTCTCCTTCGACGGAGAAATTGATATTGTCACAGCCCCCCAAGACTCAGACAGAAAAGACGAATAGTAAGATATTATTTTTTTGGATAAAATTTACCAGTTTTTTTTATAAACTTACCACCGCATGGTTGAGTCATGGCTCTCTCGACGCTCCAACCTCTAGTGAATATCCTTTTAAAAAGCTCCTGTCTTTTGATTCTAAACGGGAGTTCTTTAACCCATATTCCACAGGTTTTGGATTCTCCCCTGTATTCTATGAGTCTATTGTAGTTCCTATTATTAGACTGTTCAAATCTTGTAGCCCACTTACAATTTTCTTTACAGTAATTTCCGTTTACATCGATTCGATCAAGAGAAGTATTGGGATTTTCTTTTTTGTGCTTGTAGTAAGACTCTCCCATATCCTCAAGAAAGTTTTTGTACTCATCCCACCTTTCACAAACAGATATTCCTCTTCCCCCGTAAAATTTATAATCAAACCTAGAAGAATTATTACATCTTTGTCTCATATTAACCCAACAAAGATAGATCGGCTCTCTGGTGTTTTGGGAATTTCTTATGGAATAACCATGTTTGTAATGTGCGCTATCTTTTCCTTTGGGCTTAGGACTAACTCCTTTTGGCATTTTAATCTCCTTATTGGTTACTGGAGTATATCATGAAAGATGGGAAGAGTAAAGTTTTATGCCTAGACATTGAGGTTTCTCCGATAATAGGATATTCGTGGTCACTATACGAAACAAACGTAATAAAGAGAATCAAGACTTTCACCATCCTATCCGTTGCCTACCAGTGGCTAGGTCAAAAAACACAAGTCATAGCTTGTGACTCGCAATCGGAGAAATCCCTTCTCCTAAAACTCCATAAACTCCTAGATGAAGCTGAGATAGTCGTGGCTCACAACGGTGACTCCTTTGACATCAAGAAGATCAACGCCCGGCTTATAGCCTATAAGATAACCCCGCCTAGCCCGTATAGAACCATAGACACTAAGAAAGTCTCCAAATCAGTCGCCGCTTTTGATTCTAATTCTCTGAATAACCTCGGCATTGACCTAGATGAAGGCGAGAAGATCAAGCACCGTGGCTTTGATATGTGGGAAGGGTGCATGGCTGGCAGTAAGCGGGATTGGCGGGACATGAAGAGGTATAATAAGAAGGATGTGGATTTACTAGCCCGAATTTATCTGAGATTACGCCCTTGGATTAAGAACTTCCCGGACTTACGAACCAATAGAGAGTCCTGCCCCAAGTGCCAGTCCTCTAATGTTATTAAGCGGGGAATGTCTCTGAATAAGCTGGTGGTCTATCAAAGATTTCAATGCCAAAACTGCGGCGGGTGGCACCGGGAATCAATCAAGTCTCTTGAAAAGAAGCGTTTAGTTTAGATAATCGCTTCATGGCTGAAGATAGCTTTCTCTGACACTCAAAACACATCTTGTTTCGAGAGGTATATTTTCTGGTTCTGCTACAATGCCGAATGACCTTCTCGATGGTTCTAATGACTGATTCTATGTTTACCATGCCCCAAGCATCCTTCCTAGCCATAATACGAAGAGGATGAAGATAGTGGTTACTTCGATTACTAAAACCAGGTTTAACCACCAATTTAACGGGTCACAGTCTCTCATTCCACACCGCCCTTTCCCGCATCCAGAAGCTCTGGGTTTTCGTAGAGGTTTCCGATGACTTCACATTCTCTTTCGTACAATTCATGTTGAAGAATACAGGCTTCGCACCAAAAACACCCGCCGTCAAAGTAAACCTCGCCATTGCCGATATTAGTTTTTAAAATATCCCCCTCGTAGATTTCCTTCCCGTTCTTGTCCTTTAGGCCGGTGAATTGCATAAGTTTTAGGTCTTGCCAGTCTCCCTCGGTGCCACAAAAAAGATGTCCTGTGTCGCTCAATCCAGTAATAAATTTAAGTGTGTTTCCAGCCTCTATGTCGGACTCGAAATCATAAACCATAAACCTTATTTTCTCATACCACGCCCTGAATTTAATTTCCCGCATCCTGTCCTCCCCTGATCTGTTCGAGGGCTTTGTCAGCAACATCTCTATCTATTTTTTCAATGATGTAATGATCTGAGAAATATTCCAACGCCTCCACCGCCAGCTTGAGTTTGGATTCCAACTCTAAAATAATGCTTCCTCTTGCGGCGGAAGTTTCTCTACACATCTGAGTTTCAGACGCATAGTTAGAGATTTCCGTTACCATTTCTTTCTTTAAACTCTCAATCTCGGACTCAAGAGAGGCGGTTTTTTGGATCAGGAAATTTCTATCCTGCGTCACCGAATCTCTTGAATTTATCGCCGCTTGATAATCTGTTAACAAAACAGCTTTGGAACCCTCTAGCTCCCTAATCCTCTCGTCACGGCGGATGAGAGCGTCCGCAAATAAATAAGTCATAGAATTTAAATTCCCCAAAACTATAGTTTTTACATCCTCTTGGTCGTAAGTTCCAGGTTCGCCCCACTCCATTGACTCAATAAATTTATTTTTGATCGCTTCCGCTTCCTCGTTATGATCTTGAGTCATCTCACACCTCGAATATTTTGTATTGGCTGGCATAGTAAGAATCCACGGCCTTATCAGCTTTCATTTCTTTTAGGGCTTGCCGTGCTTCCGCTTTTGTTTCAAACCCGAAACCTGCGTCTTTTAAAGACTCTGCTTCTTTCTTATTGAAAGCCAAGACGTATTCTATCGCCTTCGCTTCTTCCTTCGGGGTCATGTTAAAGGCTCCTTATGGTTGTCTAGGGCTTGTGCATGATCGGGACAATAATCAATGTTTCTCCCAACTTCTTTTGAATGAAAATCACACATTGGGGCATCACAAGTCTTGTTTCCTTTAGGGAAATCACACAATTTGGTTCTCGCCTTATCGCACCACTTACACCGTTTTGTCTTTCCGCTTGTGCAGATAAATCCTCGAGCTATAATTTTTCCCGCTCCATCCTTTTGCTCGAAATGATTACAACCCATGCATCACCTTCCCATCTGGTATAAATCCTATTTGATTTCCCCAATTATCAATCAGAAACCATCCTTCTTTTCTTTTGCCGCAAGAAAAAGTAGGGCTTGATTTAAACTCGTCAGGAGCGGCGTCTTTATGGAATGGGTCTAATCCTCTTTCGTAGTTATCTCCGTAAAAAGGATGCGACTCAGGCTTTTGGTTTTTGGATACCATCTTCATCACCCCAACCCCTCCGATTCTTTTTTGATATCTGCGTTTTTTTCTTTGATTTCACACTCAGAACAGAATAATTTTCCTTTTAATTGTTTTAAGTAGGAAAGCACTTGACCGCATCTTTCGCAATAAGCCACACCTTTCACGACTTCTCCTGCAGAGTGCGGATTTCCTGAGCTATCTGGTTTAAAGGGTCATTCAAACCTTCTGCATATTTTTCAACAATTAGACTTGCCTCCTCAAGAGCCTCGTCCCTTACGATGCGGAGGACTTCTAACATCAATTTACAGCTACGACAAACTCCAGCAGTATGAGCTCCATAATTTTGACAGATTTCTTTCGCTCTCTCGCTTAGACTTTTCATGGTTTCTTCCTGGTAATTTCGTAGGTAATAGTGCAAGGAATAACCTTCTCATCATAAACATTAGCCCAATGAGCGTAATCTTTTTGAGGAAAAACAACTGCTCTTTCATATTGTCTTAAACTTCCATTTGACTTTATCACCGCCCATCCCTTCACCACCCGCTTCTTTCTCATGTCCTCTCCTTTACTAATACCTACTAATTCCTACTAATCTAGTAAGAACGGCTCGGCTCGTTTCGCCTCTGTTGCCTATGCCGATAGTTGACCATGAGGACACCGTTCTAATAAACTCCCTATACAACACGCTTTATTAGAGGCCTGATTCTAATAAACTTACTCTTCCCAGCTTGCGAGGCTAGGGATTAGACTTTTTTAGTATGGTGGATCATTTTCAGGTTTAGCTACATGATGAACTGGACAGCCATACCATCCACCAATACCGATAGTGCAAGTACATTCAGATTTCATACTTCCTCCGCTTAAAGTTATTCTAGGGACTAGTGACAGGGTGCCTCGTTTTGGCTACTTCCCGGCGCCTACGACTCATCCGTTCCTTACGGGTTTCCTTTTCAGGGGATACGGAGCCCTAGAAAATCTTTGGGGTATCAGTTACAAGCTAAAAATTAGGTGCGCCTATTTCAGATAACCATTTAGCTACTTCATAATGGAATTTACCGTGAATGTCTTTAACAATCCTTTGAAACTCTGGATCGGATTTATCTTGAAGAATTGTAAATTTTTCCAGTTTGATATTATTCAATAATGCTCTTGACTCCATATCACTAAAAGTATTCTGCCTCATCCGCTGCCTCCCCTTGTTGTGTGGTGGTTAAACTTGTTCCAACTTCTTAATTGCCATAGACTGTTTCATCTGAATGAGTTTGGCCTTCAGGAGCATCGAGGTTTCTTTCCGCATCTTATTAGCCGTATCCGCGGCGGCCTTACGAGTCCTTTCTTCTTCTTCCCATTTCTGTTTCTGAATCGGGTCTTTTTTATCTACGAGCATTGCACCCATAAGCCCAAACATAATTTCATTCCCAAAATCCTTAGACTCCCAAGCCGTCAAAGCATCAATCAACGTTTCGAGTTCTTCTGCTACGAGTTCCATTTTCTTCTCCTTGTTATTCCTCTCCCTCTTGGGATTGGGGTTATGATTCTGATTCAATTTTCTTTAGAAGCTCAGACTTAAACTCATCAGAGTATTTAAAATCACCGCATCTTCCGTTTGGAATACTCTCGATTAACTCCACGAACCATTCTTTTGCGACATTAGCCGATCTTTCATGATTCGCTCCAACTGAATTATAAGCAATCGATAATTTATCAGCCAGCTTCTTAGGCTCGGAGGGTCTAGGGGTTCCGCAGATTGGGCAGAAATTAATATTTTTGATAGGAAAATACTGAATAATTGGATTATTTGGAAATCCAGCATTAGCAATAACTTCAAAATACTCTCCTTTTATATGCTTACACCATTCCCTATTCATTCAAGCGTTCCTTTCCCTAAATCCGTTAATCTTTGCCCAAGAATTTACAAATTCTTCCAAAAATGCCTGCGCCGCTTCAGACCCATGCTCTTTTTTTATCTGTATAATCTTATTAGCGATCTTGTTGGTATAATCCCTCAGAGGATCAATTATTTTAGGTTTCACTTTATTTCTCCTCTCCCGCCTTAGGGGGTGTTAAAGGTTTGTTTAAAATTTAAGAAGAAATCCAGTAAATATTAAAAAAAATCCTAAAATTATAATCCAATCTGGTAGTGTCATCTATTTGCCTCGAAAAATGCTTTTGCAAAATGTGCGCTGCAAACACTTCTTCTTTCAGTCCTTGTCAGCTTTCCGAAATGTTCAGGATGAATATCTCTCGACTTCAACATATCAAACTTGGGCGCAGCACATTTCCCGCTATGTGTCTTTTTCGGAGGATTAAACATTCCCCACAGAGCAGTTTCCTTTTTGTAACTATCTCCAAATTCATGCGGGGAGTAAACGTAATACGGATTTCCCAAAAACCATTTCAGCATCCCTCGATTCGGATTCTCTAAACACCAGAATTTTAAGGGACTAAACTTCTGCGTATCCTTCACAATTCCATACTGGCAATGCCAAATAATCTTTAAACACGCCTCGACTAATTCCATTCCTTGCCTCAAATTCCTTGGCTTCTTCGCATTTGTCCTACAATGACTAAACATGGTGCAAGGAGGATTCGCAATAATCCCGTAAACTTCAGGGGGGGGTACAAAGGTTCTCACATCTTGCTTTTCCCCAACGCATATCACTTCATACCCCGCATCTCTGTAAGGCTGAGAATCGCTGCCGATGTCGGCGCAAAGATGCAGAATTAACCTTCTCCCCATTTCTCCCTCCCTTTAACCTTCCCTGATTACTTTCTTCATGCTCTCGGAATTATCCTTAATCTCCAACTGCCTCTTGCACTCTGAGTCAATTACTGCCAACCACCAAGTAAGCTCTGCTAGGGTGCTAATTCTTCTTTCCATTATTTTTCTTTTACTCCTCCGTAAAGATCAATCACTCGGTTACATTCGTTTAACATTTCAGTTGAACTCATTGGTTTGTTTTTTAGTTTTAGAAGGCTGTTGATTTTTCCAATACCATATTTTTCGAGCATGAATTTGTAGTAGTCAGGCCAATTCCCTTTCAGGAAAATATTGCATCTAGCACATTGAGGGTGGATATTATCCTCCTCAAACAAAATCCAACCCTTCCTGCCGCTGATAAAATGACCCGCATGAAGCTTTTTCCAGTGATAAGGCGTACCACACGAACAACAATCAGCGTATCCATCCGGGTTTGAGGCCATGATTCGGATGTAGTTGCTGAGTGTCTTCCAGGCTTTTTTCTTTAGTGAACTTAAAGACGGTTTTTTCATTTTGCGATTCCTGGCGTTTTAAAGCCTTCTTTTTTCCGCATGGCACTTGCACCCGAAAAACGACCGATCTTGGCAAGGAGTGGCCTTTCCGTTGATTTCTGATGCCTTGGACAACGGTTACTAGAACCATCTTTGATATAAACCCCGCATTTCCCTACTTGACCTCTAAAATCGCAGAATTTAGCCATTTAATCCTCCGAATCTATCCGAAAAACGGTAATGTGAAACGTCAAAGTCTAAAGTGACCCCATCAATCGGGCCGTTTCGTTGTTTTAAGATATTGACTTGGTACTCTTTTTTATCAACCGTTGGATTCTCAGGGTCTGCAAAGAAGTTATCTCTCCCAACCCATCTAAGCTGAATTAGGGTATCTGCCCCTTCCTCGATTTCCCCGGTTCCCTTCATGAAGTCCATCGCATTTTCAGCATTAGAACCCTGACGGTTGATTTGACTTGCTAAGACGCAGGCGAATTTATATTTAAGGCAAAACCTCTTACAAGACTGAACGTAATCGGCCAATCCCTCCTGGCGGTTTTTTATTCCGTTCATTGAAACCCTTTGAAGGTGGTCGATGAAAACAACATCGGGTTTAAGTGTCTGTATTATTTCTTCTAGCTCGGTGGTCTTAAATCCGTAATCGTCGATGATGGTTATGGGTGACATTAAAAGCCTTCCCTTTAGCTTGTCCAAACTAACCTTAGCCCTTTGCACTTCTTCCGTAAGCCCGGTTCGTAATCTCCATCCGTCTATCATGTACTCGTTGCATAATATGCGCTCAAGAACGGATGATGCCGACATTTCTAGGGATATATAAACCACCCTAAAGCCCTGCTTTGCAAGCCGCCAGGCTATATCCGTGGTCATTGAGGTCTTTCCCTGACTCGGCCTAGAGGCCATTACCAAAAGCTCGGTTTTATGCAATCCCCAAATTATTCTGTCTAGGGAGCTTATCCCTGTAGGCATAGCGGGTTTGTCGGTTCTGGTACTTAAAAAATTACCAAGCTCCTCAGCTACCGTGAAAATGTCTTTAGTCTGGATAAACTTTTCTTCTGTCGTTTCTTGCATCTAAGACCTCAGCCAACATTTCCGGGTTGTTGTTCTTTTGATAAAACCTGATTAGTCGCTGTTCTATTTCCTTGAATTTGAGCAGAATCGACTCTAAAAGACGGGATTTTTCCAGCTCCTGAGAACCCCTGAGTTTTTCTGGAATCATACTTACCCTCCAATACCTTTAAGGAGTTATTGTCGTTTTCGATAATCCAATCAAAGGTAGCTTTCCAACCCTTATCGTTTTTCCCGCAACAGAAATCAGACCCCCCAAGTTGTTTAAAAACCAAAGACCAGGCTTCTAAAGGACGGTCTTTTAATCTCAACCGTATTTTTTGCTTCCTAACCTCGGATAGCTCCTTAACCTGTGGAAGATTAGTACAAGTAGAATTCCACAGATTCATGAAATCAACCAACTCAGAAGACTTAGTATTATCTTTTTTACTTTCCTTTACTTTACTTTCCTTTACTTTACTGCTATTAGGGTCGCATACGAGGCCATTAGCCTGGCCATAGCCACCCCATCTTTTCTTAGCCCCAATTTTTCCAGCCTCTGATAATTTCGATCTGTACTCTGCTAATGCGTTCATTCTATTAATTAGACTTTGACTAAAAATACTTTTTCCATCGTCGATAAGCAACCCGATCTCTATCAAAAAGTCTATAAAATCTTTAAATTTAATATCTGGACCATATGGATTATTGTTATCAAAACCAACGGCTAATGCGAGGCCATATAGCAGGCCATTAGGGTAGCTATAATCGGGCTGATCTCTTAATACTTCAATAATCGCCCAAAACAAACCGTAACCTGCCCATCCGAATTTTGATCTTAAAGCTGATATTTTTGGATCTTGTCTTGAATTTGAATCGTGGGAAAAATAGTATGCGTCTTTAGCCATAGAAAGAAAAAGCCCTCTCAAGGCCACGTCCGAAAATTCCCCGATGGGGTGCGAAAGACAGACAGAATCCGAGAGAGGATTTAAATTTTTGTGAGTGCATTTTTGAGAATTTTCGTCTTTATTAAAAGAGTCTTTCGCATGCGTCATATAATACTTCCCCGCTATTTATTGTCAAGCATTTTCTTATTTTTTTGTAATGTATTTAGAGTAAAGGCTGTAAAGATAGTCAACCTGAGCTTCTGATTGCTGATCTAATATGGGCTGGAACTCATCGAGGAGTTCATAAAGTCCCTCGATGAAATTCCGTTGGTTTTTCTCTTTAATTTTATTTTTAATCCTGTAAAGATCAACCACCATAGCCCACTCTTTTGTTGATTTCATTAGAACGGCAGGCCGTTTTCTGGGTTAATTTCAACATCGCCGCTAAACTCTGGTGCGTTAAAATCAATGTCGGGGACTTCTTGATGGCTTTGAGCCGAAACCGTATGGTCTTTATTTACTTTCTTAACCCGCCACTTAGTTTCCTTGTCCCTTCCAGTCTTCCCAATAACTAATCGGTCACCAGGGGAAGGCTGTACCATACAGAAGGCTTTAAAAAGTGGAAGAGAACCAGAGTCTAATTCTCCTTCTTCAAACTTATAAACAACGGTGTATCCATGAGGATATGCGGGATCAAAGTTTCGGTTTCTCCAAGGATTTCCGTCTTTTCCTAAAATCTTTTCTCCCACCTCATCCACTGCAAACTCTGGATATGAATATCTAAGGCAGAATTTAAGGTTTTGCTTCCAAGTGCTAGCGGCGGTATTACCACGAGCAGGTCGGTCTTCGTTGGCTTTCTTAATCCATCCAACATAAGTTAAGGTAATTTCCTGATCTTGGAAATTCTCGGTTCTAAAATATGTTTTTGCTTGCTTAGGGAATGAAGTTTCCATTTTTATTTCTCCTTTTTTAGTTAAACGCCGAATCTGCTTTTGAAATTCTCACGATCCTTGAGGAACATCGAAAAATACTGCTCTATTCTATTCTCCACGACTGGTTTGCTAAAACCCTGTTCGGTTTTATTGTTTAGCGGCACGATACAGATTTGCTTTACGTCCTCGAAGCCTTTCATTTTTGAGTACGCACTTAATTGTTTAAAAGCTTTGGTTTTATCGACTGTTCTTTTCACATCAAAAAGAGTCAAAACTTTTTCGGCTCCTTTGAAGTCTGGAATCCCGATAAAATCAGGAGTCCCGCCGTATTTAAATTCTTCGTTGATCGACGATCCTGTATTTTTCATTTCTAAGATCGGGTATTTTTTTAAAAAATCAGGAAATGACCAACCCTCTGTGTCTAGGGTCAAATTTCCCTTTTTGACAATCACAATATCCGCCCAAGTGTCGGGCGTGTCTTTAGCTTCTGCCCAAATTCCCGTTTTAATAAAATGCTCTACTTGCTTATGGCAGATATTCGACTGAGAGGCGTATTGGGCGAGTTCTTCTGGGCTACAATACATTTCCGCATCCCATCCGATAATCGAAGTAACAGAAGGCACTTTTTGGCCTGTGGAGTCGGTATACCAACGGATGTCCTTACGCTCACGATTGACACGCTCGACAATCGCCTGCTCTTCGCAAGCTTTAAAATTGTCATAGCATACCTTTTGAAGATCCTTTTGAATTTTATCTATAGTCAAGATCAGCGGCGAGTCTTTGTCTAGGTCGTATTCGATCTCCGCACTAAAGGCCGGGCGGGAGTTTTCAAAGCTTCCCCGATTGATGACTCCTGTGAATCCTGAGCTTATTTTTATCTTCATCACATCGCCCCTTTCATGATTTTGTTAAATTCGTCCATCTCGTCCAATTCCTTTTTCTTTTGTTCGCTGATCCCAGGAAGGCTGTCGATCTTGTAATCTAGCCAACGCTCAATAGATGCTCTAATTTTTAAGGTCGCACTAACTCCCGGATTTAATTCAAGCATAAACTTAATAAACGCTTTGTATTTTTGCTCTTCAGTCATTTTTTAAACCTCCCCGGAAAGTCGCTCAATAAAATAAAGAACAGCACAACCAATAGAACGTATAGAATTTTACCCACGGCTTTTCCATGCCTCCGAATTATCAGGTGCCATAATTCTAACTTTCAACCCCTCAGCCAAAACTTCGGCCTTCCAGAAAGCTTCCTCTTCGTTTTCGTACTCTTTAAAAGCCACCCACCCGCCAGCGGAGCGTGACCAATATTGAACGTCCCACGTTTCACGCTCTAATCGATTCCAAGGTGCATTAAAAGAATCTGCTATCTGCTTATCCACGTCTAACATTGGCCACCGCCTTTTTGTATTTTTTAATATACGATGTTGCGACTACTCCCCTTTTAACAAATCCTATCCCTTGATTGTAAGCTGATAATCTAGTCTCTAGGGTATCTGGAATTTTCATTCTTTTGAGGTATGCGGGCAAAACTCCGTTTATATAGGCATCGGCTATGATTCTCGCCGATCTAGGCTCTAATGCGTCCTTATGCTTAAATTTGGCCTTTAAAAACCTATTGGCGTCTAAAACGGCTTCTTTGTGGAGCTGAAACTCGCCCAATGCGAGGCCGTTATCCCCGATTGCCTTTGGATTTCCTCCGCTTTCCACCATAGCCAAAGCATCAAGATTGACGTTAAAAGCCGAGGCCGTTGGGACAAACGCAAGACTAATCATAATAAACACCGCCTCTCTAAGCATTGGGATGATCCATCTTTTTAGCCAATCTTAAATCCCTCTTCGCAAGCCAAGTCATCCAGGGAGCAATTTTACCTTTAAAGCCACGGATCTCGCTTGCTTGCTTGTACTCTTCCTTTTCCTTTTCTGTACTCTGAACCATAACAAACTTCCGATTATTCACTTTAAAACCTCCGTTTTTTTGTAATTATAATACTATGACATTGTAAACGCAAAGCTTTTTGTTTTGTATTTGAAAAAAAGCTACGCCCGAACGCCCGAAGTACGAATCCCCAGAACCCGCCGCAAGACGCACACAGCACACAACCGCCCTCTTTTCTTTACTTGCCCGATGAACCCATTACACTTGACGCATCTTTTTAAGTCCATTTAAAACCCCCTATTCTTTATTCCAAGGCGTCGGCGTATGCATGGTTTTATTCTCCTGTTGTGCTTCGTGAATTTGTTCCGCTATTAAATCTAAGTCTGGTTCGTGTTTGCTCATGGTCTAGGCTCCTTTATTGGTTAGCTTTAAAAAATGCTTTAGCGAAATTCTGACTGCATAATGATCTGAAGCTCATATCATCATCGACTTTAAAATTTTTAAACTCTTCTATGTGATTAATTGCGCTCTTATGTAAGAACGCCATAGAAGGCTTCGGTCTTCCTGGCCTTACATACAAAGCGGGATTTTTAGGTACCTGTCCCCACTTCGTATAAAGTGGCGGCGGAATTTTGAACACACCCCAGAGAGCCGTCTTTTTAGTCCAAGGGCTTCCGTATTGCCAGGGCTCATAGGTCATTGTCGGCCTGCCTAGAAACTCTTTAAGTCTTCCGCTTGCGGGGTTCTCTAATGCCCAAAAAACAGGCTTGCACGTCTCTATAATCCTCAAACAATGCCTGACCATGACTAAGCCCTTCGCCGTATCTAACCTCTTGTGAAAGCCTCTCGCTATGCTGAACTCCGTGCAGACTGGGTTTGCAATAACTCCGTAAACATTATCGGGCGGGACATAATTCTCAACGCCTATATCCTTGCCGATCAAGCGCACGTCATAGCCTGCATCCTGATAGGGCTTAGAATCGCTTCCGATATCAGCGCAAAGATGAAGGACGATTTTTTTCATAGTCTACTTTTTAGCCATTTAAAAGCATTATTAGAATCGATGAATATCTCATCCTCGTTATAAGCAACAGTCCAGAAAGTTCCGTCTTTAAATTCCACTATCCAACGGTCTTTTTTGTCAAAGATAAAGGCTATGGCATTCTCGTTGATATCTTCTGGAGCGCATCCGATCTTATTCTCAATTTCCGATCTATCCCAAAAAACGTCTAATCGCTTTCTCATAGGTCACACTCCTTGCACATAAACTTGACCCCGCCATAACTTCTAGTGCTATCATCGGCAAATTCGATCATCATAATCTCTGGATAATACCCTCCACAGATAGCGCATTCCTGGGTATTTTCTAATTCCTCTATGGTTAGCTTCATTTTATTTTCCTTTCTGGTTTTTGGGAAAGCCCGCTCTCTTAATTCCATCAAGCTATTTATCTCTTCCTCGCTTTTGCCTTTCATCCACAAGGGAATATTTTCCATATTTGTTTTCATTTTTAATGTTTATTGACGGTTATATTAAGCCCTGAAGATTTCCAACAGGCATTGCAAGCAGTACAGTCCTGGATGCATGAAGCTTGGGCTTTCTTGTCGACGATCGTAAAGGTATTATTAAAATAGGCCTTGCGGAATTCATATAGGCCTTTGTCTCTCATGGTAGATGATTCATCGAAAGACGCTATAAGGACAAAGTTTGACGGCTTCCCGCTAAAATCTAAGTGGAAAGACTTAGTGTATGCATAAAACGTCAAACCCGGGAATTCTTTAGCAATTAAGAACCAATTATCTAAGTAAGCTTGACTATAAAAATCCCCGGCCTCGTGAATTCTTACTTGTTTAATTTTCTTCTGATTCTTTTGAATAATTCCAATCATTAAAGACGGAAAATTATTGCTCATAGTCAATTTAAGATTATGCTTTCTTGCTGGGTATACTTGCGGGTAAAGTCTTTCGGCCTTTAATGCATAGCAGTCTTTAGAACAAAGAGCCGTTTTTCCCGGGCAAGTCTTCACGGCGGGAATATTAAAAATCAATGTATCTTTTGGGAGTTTCTTATTGCCAAAGCTTACTTTTGGCGATAGTTCTAGAGTTTCCATCGTGTCCTCTCTCTGCCGAAAGATCGGCGGTTAAAGTGTTAAGCTTGCGCTTTTAATTGTTGTTTAGTGATCCAATTTTGTTTAATCGAATTGATCTTACTGATTGCCTTTTGTACGTTTTCCCTTGCCATGCAAGCGTCATTCATGGCATCTTCTAGCAATCTTTCCAACTCCTCAACGTCTACATTTACTTTTGTCATATCATCCACCTTTCTTTAGTTACCTGCTCTTGATCTATTAACGTCCTGCTGATGTAAATACTTTAGCATTGACTACGTAATTACACAAGAACTATTTTCCCAATACAGATAAAATAGTTTGAAGAAAGTTTTAGACTTTGACTATTTTCTAAAATCCGCCGCTTTAATGAAATCAACATATAGTGTCTATTACCTAATAAAGACACAACTAATAGTGTATCTAATCAATAGTTACTATATCTTGTATTAAATACTTGACAAACCACTATATATTGTGCTATATGGTTTATTATGCCTCCTCTAAAGAACGTTAAGCACGAGAAATTCGCAAGGGCAGTTATAAAATCGCCCTCTTTAACGAAAGCTTATGCTGAGACATACCAGGTAGAGCCGGACAAATCAGCAAGGAACTCTGCCTCACGAATTATTAACGATTACCCTGCCGTAAAAAATAGAATCTCTGAGTTGTTGGCTAACGATGGTGTGTCAGTGCAACGTCTTAACAAAAAGCTATCTGACTTGCTTGAGAATGAAAGCTCAGACGTTCAATTCAGAAGCTTGCGCCTTGGATACGAACTACACGGCGCACTCGACCGCACATCTTCGCCCGAATCAAGCAAAGAGATAAACATCCAGATCAATATTATGGGCAACGATGTAAGTATATGATACCAATGGACTTACGTCATGCACAACCTAACATAATTATTACTATAGGACGTTGAGTCATTGTCTAACACTGAGCAAACTGTGTTGAATGGTGGGGGTGGAGTGACCCCAGCCACCGCTAATGAAGGGGTGGGTGGTTACTGTCATACCCTCCCCACTACATCCAGCCCTCAAAAAGTAAAAATGTCCAAGGAGGAATTATCTGCGTTCAGGCGTGAGAACGTAGCTAGGGCAAGGGAGAAGAGGCGGTTGATCTTTGAGGCGAAGAAAGCAGGGGGGGTGGGTTCAGAGGATTCTCCTGTTGGGAAAAAGTCTGAAAAGGCCGATCCTATTATAAAAAAACCCGCCAAAAAGGAAAAAGTTGCGAAGGCTGTGTCCTCGAAGCCCATGCCTGGGATTAACTTAGCGGAAGACGTAGCCCCGTCTAAGGACTCAGTGACGATGAAGATTGATCTGAGTGCGAAGCAGGGGGAAGCTCTAAGGAACCCTGCGAAGTTCCTGCTGTATGGGGGAGCCAAGGGCGGAGGGAAGTCCTGGTTTATCTGTATCTGGATGTTCTTAATGGCTGTTAAGTACAAGGGTAACAAGTTGTTCTTCTGCCGTAGGCGGTCTGTTGACTTCACGAATACCACTCTTGAGACATGGAAGAAGAGTATCCCTGCGAATCTTTATAGGATTAACGAGCAGAAGAAGAAGATTTACATTGATAGGTCTGGGAGCGTGATTGACTACGGAGGTTTGGACGATCCTCTACTTATTCAGAGCTTAAACTCAGCCGAGTACGCTCATATTGGAATCGACCAAGCTGAGGAAGTAGAGCAGGACTCATTTTCTATGATTCGTGGGACGCTTCGTCATAAGTTACCCGATGGCACGTTTCCTCCCTACCAAGTTCGCCTCACGGCCAATCCAGCGCAGTGTTGGTTAAAGGACAAGTTCATTCTTAACCCCGAAAAGGATTTCGCCTTTATCGGGGCGTTGCCCTCCGACAATCCCCACCTTCCGAAAGATTATACGGAAAACCTCAGAGAAGCCTTCAAGCATCGGCCAAATTTGTTGGCCGCCTACCTCTATGGTTCGTGGGACGACTTGGCGGGGCATAACGTTTGTATTCAGGGAAGCTGGATTAATGATGCGAAGAAGCGGAAGTCAGAGGATCGTGCGTTAAAGAGGGTGATCGTGAATGACCCTGCAAGATTCGGTGACGACGAGAACGTGATTTACGTCATGGAGGACGATGGCCGTGTGATGTCAGTGGTCGAGCAGATTTATCTTGAGCATAAGAGCCTTATGGATACGGCTGGGCGTCTAAGTTCTCTTCGCCGAAAGTGGGACGCTCAGATTATCGCAGTGGACGTAATTGGTATTGGAGCTGGGATTGTGGATGCACTCTATGAGTTAAAGGAGCCTGTCCTTGCGATTAACTCTTCTTCAAAGCCGACCGTTGAGAATAAGCAGAGAAAGTACATGAACCTACGCTCTCAGCTTTGGATGGAGGCGGGAGAACTTTTCGCCAATTCGAGAGTTGCGTTACCTGAGGATTCTATCCTTTCAGGACAGCTTGCGGGGGTTAAATTCGATTACAACTCCACCGGGAAGATTCAAGTTGAGTCGAAGGATGAAATTAAGAAGAGACTCGGAAGATCTCCCGATAGAGGCGATTCCTTCGTTATGGGCTTATTTGCCCTTGAGTACGTCAGCAATCAGGATGTTAAGGATATGGCCTTAGCCTCAGGGGACTCTCAGGGTCAGGGTGAGAGAGTCTACTCACAGCCTCATGATATGGTGGGTGTGGGCGAGGACTTCAGCGGGTACAACCTTTGAAGAACCCTAGCGATTTCAAAGAACTTGATTTTTACCATGATGTTAAAGAGCGTCCTATCAAGCTTCAGAGTTTTAAGTCAAAGCAAATCGAGGAACTTGTTAGCGAACAATTTAATGAGTTTAAGAAAAATGAAATGCAACGGGACAGTTAGTTTTTGGAATAGGCTGAAGCATATTAAGTTTCAGTCTCCAATTTATTTTGGAACTTGCAGGTACTGCGTCATAGAACATGATCGTTCATGGAGTGAAAAGTGGAAGAGATAAAAGACCCAGAGGCATTAGATAGCATCGCTTCGATTAAGATTGATGATAAGGTTAGGGAGTTTACTCAGGAGATTTTCGGGAAGTCACGGGACGAGAAGAGTAACAGGGAGGAGTGGGAGAACCGAATAGATTCTTATACCCGTAAGCGGTATGGGATTAGATCAAAGAAGAATTTCCCTTGGCCTGGCAGCGCAAACTTCATCCTTCCTCAGATTGATTCTGATATTAATCGGCTGAAGCCAGCTTATGTGAATTTGGCGATGGGCGTAAGTCCAATCGTTACCTTTGAGCCGTTTGGGGCGGAGGATGTTGAGCCAGCTCGTAAGAGGGAGATTCTATTTGATTGGAGAATGAGGACTCAGGTCAAGTTCTTTAAGGATTATTGTCTGTCCGTGGATTATATGCTTCACAACGGGTTTACACTTTTTAAGACTGGTTGGAGATTTGAGACTAGGACTTATTTGAAAGTGATTGATTTAAAGGAAGTTCCTCAGCAGATCTTGGAAGCGATGTATATGCCTGAGGTGAATGACGAGATGATCGGGGCGATTATCGCTGAGGATTTAAAGCCCGATATGACTCTTGAGGAAAACATGGAAGCCATCAAGAAGGCAGTGAAAGAATTCCGCCAGGGTAAATCTAGATTTGAACTAGAGTTTACCGAGAAAGCCGTGAACCGAGCCGAGGTTAAAGCGTTGAACCCCAGGGAGGATGTGATCTTCCCTGTTGGGACTTGTGATATTCAGGAAGCTCAGTTTATTGACCATAAGTTTTGGGTGACTAAGGATCATATTAAGAAGTGTATTAAGTCGGGTAAGTATGAGAAGTATGATGATTATGATATTGATTGTTGGACTACGAAATCAGCGGATGGTTCGACGACTGAATTCTTGAAGGCCACCCGTGACGGGATTCACGCAGAGAACTCTCAGGAGGATTTAATACTTCTTCATGAGATCTCTACTTGGTATGACACAAACAATGACGGGATTGATGAGAGGGTGATTATTACTTTCCCTGATGCCGATCCAGATTGCATTCTTAGATTTATTGAAAACCCCTACGACCACGGAATGTTTCCATATGTGGTGGTAAGAAGGGAGTACAACGATGCGGAGATTATGTCGAGCCGTGGAATACCTGCTCTTGATGATGACTTTCAGACTGGTATCTCAACTTTGTTCAACCAAGACATTGATGCGGGGACGATTACGACTACTCCTACTGTTGTGGCGAGGAAGAACTCAGTTAAGAATCTTAGGAATCTTAGGTATGTACCCGGACAAGTCGTTGAGACAGAAAATGGAACAGCTGATTACACTGTTGTCCAGAACACGAACTTAGGTCAGGCGAATCGTTTTAACAATATGCAATACCTGAAAGCCTGGGCAAATGACCGAATTGGAAACATTCAAGCGGCGATTTCTCAGGTG